AACGTCACAAACTGACGTCTTTTTTCGTGAAAAGGATAATCTTCGTATAACAATAGATGAATCTACAAATGAAGAAACTATTATAAAAAAAGAGAGGGTACATGTCGAGGATTTTAAACAAATCAAAGATACACCTTTTGATATACGGTTTGCCATATGTAAAGAAATTCCTATGGAACATGATTACGAAAGTGAAATGGATGTAAAAAAACGAAAACACGTACATCATATATTCGTAAGAATGTATCTATTGATATGACATCTATTTCCGGTAACACTCAAGATATGGATTCCGAAGATCCATTTACATACCAAATTGAATTTGAAATTATAAAACCTCAAAATGTTGAAGATAAGGATACATTATTTAATATTATTCATAAAATAAAAGATTTATTTATTATGTTAGAGTAATTTAAAATCTTTACACTAGTTAGTGATTAGTAAAAAAATAATTTATTTTTGAATTTCAACATCATTCTTAAGAAGATACTTTGTATAAAATAAAAAAAAGTTTTTTTGGGTAATCACGGAACGACGTAAAGATTTTATTTTTTTACTATATGTTTTACGGTTAAAAAATAACAACAAAAATATGATAATATGTATTATAAAATCTTTACACTAGTTAGTGATTAGTAAAAAAATAATTTATTTTTGAATTTCAACATCATTCTCAAGAAGATACTTTGTATAAAATAAAAAAAGTTTTTTTTCGGTAATCACCAAAATGTACAAAGATTTTACAATAAATATTATGTTAGAATACTATATAGTATGATCATAGTTTGGATACTTATACTTATAATTGTAATATTTATTATGATACGTGAAGCTGATAATATTACAGGTGAACGCGTGTCTATTCTTGGATTTTCTACAAAATACTTTCACATGTCAAATGGTGAATCAAAAAAGATGTATGAACAAATGCGTAAGGATGGTATACCCGATGAATCACTTAAAGAATTTATCATGATGGAAGATAGATTTCTTAATCTTGAACGTTTATCAGTGTGTACACAAACCTCGAGAATAATTGAGGCATTTGGACTTTCTAAAGAAATAAAAGATAATTTTCTTGGGTACGATTTTTCGTATCACGCGAAACACCTTAAACAAATTTCCGAACCACACAAACTTATAAATCGAAGTATAGTATGTTCGTAAGGTACAAAAGTGTACGTCGATGGGTTCCCGGTTCCATCTTATGTATATTATCGTATATGAATATCATAAGATTTTGATCATCGGGGTCACGATATTTTTCTAAATAGTCTTCAGCATTATCAGTGTTTATAAAATCATCTGTACAATGGTATTCAATTTCTAATTCACCCATAGTAGACCCACCTTTTCTTTCAATGCTTATATAATCTGCTAAAGTATAAAATATACTATCTATAATGCTCGACAAAATATATTTATTCCAACGATCTTTATAATCTATAATAAAGTCATTTGTATTTTGTCGGACACGGTTTAATAATAGTTCTCTCGGATCGTCCATCTTTTTATTTATTTTTGCGTTTATTCTTTAACGCTGACGGTGTATTTTGTTGAAGTTGACGTTTTATCATAACGTAATTCTTTTATTTTACTACTATTAAGAGGGTACGTCTTTGGTAAATTTGTCGCATATTTTATAACGTTATTTACCATATTTTTACCAAACTTACCGTATAACTTTTGTGCTTCATTTCGGAGAAGTTTTTTCTTAAGTGTATTTTCTTGGTTAAGTTTCATATCTTTGACCATAGCCTTTTTGATATCGTTCGCGACCATCTTTCTTATAACACCGTTACGTGATGTGACATTAAGAGAATTATTCTTTTCGGCCTTATTTAATTCTCTCTTTATATCACGTACATTTTTATCCAAATTCATAACTTTACCATACTTTGTCATCCACTTTTTACCATACATTTTAACGAGATCGTTTCTTATACCCGTATCATTGAGTTTTCTTTTCTGATTGGTCGCGTTTCGACTTCTTCTCATTTTAAGTGCGGATTCCATTTCATTTGCAAGTGAATTTGGTGAATTTGCTGTATTTGGTTTATTTTGAAGTTTATCACATAACATTTTTACAGTATCCTTATCGTCGATCGTGATACCTTTAGATAATGCCATCGCAACGAGTTGGTCTTTTTTCATCGTTCGACACAATTTTCCATCTACTTTTAAGTTGGATGTACCCTTCTCAATCGCATCGAGTGCCGAACATATAACATTTTTAGTATTTTTTTCACGTATCCCGACAACACCCAACTTTTTAGCAACGTCGAGTAAAACGGGTTTTGTAAGTCTATCACACTTACGTCCACCTATTTTCATAGTACCATCTTTATCATAAGAAATAGAAACGTTTTTAGGTGTACTTTTTTTCTTAGAAACACTTCGTTTCTTTGGGATTTTAAAACAGCAATCTGATCCCTGTGGGTTTTTACGAACTTCAAAACCATTTTTACATGGTGGGCGACGTGGTTTAGGACACGTAGACGCTTTTACACTTTTCATCATAGGAAGTTTTGGGGCATTTACATTACGGTTTACCAATCCCATTGTGTACCCTAAAACATGGAGTAGTTTTACCATATCAACACCTACTTTATACGCGTTTTCGAGGTCATCCGGATCACTTTCACCTTGAACTTGAACGACACCCGAACCAAGTTTTCCAGATTTAGTCGATAGAACAAAATTATGATCTTTATATGTCATGTATAAAAAAGGTGTTAATTCAGATTCGTAACTAACACTTTGAGCTTTTACGGGATTTTGTTGTGAAATTCTTGTTAAATCGAAGTTTACATTTGTATTAAAGAACCCTGAAATATTGTTATATTCAATTTCGTTATATAAAAAACCCTGTTTTTGTGTATACGTATCAATTAAATATTTACGCAAAGCTTCTGGTTGTTTTTTAAGATTATTAGACCCTAAAAACCCACCAGAAAAACGAATTTACCATGCTGTAAATAACAAACGTGAAATTTTACTTTCAGTTCCATCCATGGTGTATCCACTTAACTGTACTGAAAAGAAGTTTTAGTTAAATCACCTTTAAACCAAAATTAGACGTGTGTATGGCACCTGTCTGAAACAATCCGAAATATCCTTTAATCTCGTTAAGATCTATGGTTAAACCGGGTGCTATTTGAGCGTGCCCCTTTGGTTTTTGTTTTAAAATGTATTGTAAATCTACACGTTTTTCAGTTGTTGAAAACTTTTTGTTTACAAGAACATTGTACATACCCGGATGAAATTTTCCAATTTTAAGTCCACCTTTTTTAGTTGGTACCACTTTAGATTCTGTCTGAATAGACACATTCGAATTTTTTACGAACTGCCTGGGATCCATATCTTATTCTAATATGATATTTTAATTAATATTCGTTACCAAATGTAATATCTTCATTCACTATATCTAATCCAAATATGAACGCCTGTCTGGGGTAATTACGACCTTTATATGTAAGTGATACTTCACGAACTTCTATTTCACGCTGACTGAACGGACCTACGTAAAAATCCTGAGTAAAACGGGGCTTACCGAGATTATTTGCTTGACAATGTGAATTGAATAACGCAACGAATTCTTTCTGTGGACAAGATAAATCCTTTCCATATTTTACACCCGTAGATTGCATGAAGTTTTCGAGTGTACTTGCGACAGTCGCAACTTGTTTCTGAACTGTCTTGAAATATTCGGGAACAACATTCCAAATATCTCGATCTGCATACTTTTGCGCATATTCAAGATAAGCACGAATACACTTTTGAAGTATGACGGGTAATTCGGAATCAAGTTTATATTCGAGTGTTGGATCGGCATCTTTGACTTGTTTACCAAAGTTCCATGTAAGAATACGACGCAAAACACTACCTGAATTATCTTTCCAGTTTGGAACTTCATTACCACCAAGAATACCAGGTGTTGTCCATTCAAACGATTTAGCTTTTTCGTGTTTTACGGCAATAGATACATCTTCACCAGACACGATAGATTGAAATTCAGCTTGCTCGAGTTGTAAATCACCTTTTACTTCGGGGGCTATGAACATGAATGCATCATAAATGGACGATAATCCAAATTTCTTTTCAACATTATTTGAAAGTGTACGTACATCGTCGGCGTTATAGAATTTACGAAACACTTTTGTGATAAGAGTCGATTTACCTGAACGCGCAATACCTTTTAAGAAAGGTATAATCTGCCATGTATCTATATCATTTACATCAAAACATAAACGACCACCCATAACATACATCCATTTAGATATATCAGAATCAAACTTTTGGTAATCGAGAACCGATGAAAAAAGGAGTGGAATATCATACCAGTTTCGAGGTGTCGTAATCGTAAATCCTTATCGAAATATTTACAACTTACAATGGTTTGATCAAGATTTTTAAATTCACGCGACTCGTACGTATAAAAGTTCGATTCATAGAGACCTGTTTGTGCAGACCACTCTTTACCTATAAAAATCCCATTTTTAAACGACCAGACGTGTCTATTTTTAATAATCTCTGGAAATTGCATATCTTTACAATGTGTTAAGTGTCGAATAACGTCGTTATACGCTGATCCACGACTCGATAAATTTTTCCAAAGCTCATATCGTGTCTCTTTCTGTGCAACCCCATAAACATATTCCTGTATTGTTTCGACCTGTTTCCATGCACGCGTATCTTTACCATCTTCAGTCTTAATCTGTGTACAACAGTACCCCTTGTATCTTTTAACATTCGTTTCGTAAAGGTTTTGTAAACATGCGAGAATTGCCTGTTGGTATGGTGCTAATTCCTCTATCTTTTCCATGGTCGAACACCTAAAAATAGATGGATCTGATTCTGGGTTTATGGGTACATACGTCGGGTTATTGATACGTTCGTGTATACGAGCTGCCCTAAAAATAATTTGCCATGCATCGTCGACCTGATCAATAAGACGATTTATACGCATGGATATTTTCATATCTTCATCGTCTTCGGTATCTAAAAGTTTTAAAACTTCGGCCCGATGATACATTTGTCCCAACTGCATTTTTAGGCGTTTATGGTTTCCAGAAACAAGTTCAACGTCAAACCGAACGGGTAATCCCGTTTCAGGGTCGAGGTCCTGAGGATTTATAAAGTTTTTATATCCAAGTTGGAACGATACCATACTATTATCCGTAGTATTGATGTCCCACATATCTTCTAATTGTGATAGAAGGTGCATAAACTCTTCAGGGTTGAGTGATTGAATCTGGTTAGACCACATAATAGCATTGGATTCACGTTGATTTGATTCCGAACTAATAAAATGTGTTTCCTCCATTTTCTTTTATTACATATGGTTTATTTTTCTAAGTTGATTTTTTTTGCATCTGAGATAACATTTTTATAAGAATTTTGTTTTGAACTTCCATCTGTCTGGAAATATTTACCAGTGCAGAACATACAGTGTCACCTTCTTCGGTCGCGAGGACAGAACTTAAGAGTCCACCCATATCCATCATATATGGTTCATCTTCCATATCATCTCATCAAAATCTTCATTTCCGGGATTCATCGATATCTAGGAGTTCACCTCCGTACTGTAGTTAGTTCAGATTCTTCAATATTCGTTCCAGTTCGTCGGATCCTCAAATTCTTCATCTTCAATTTCTTCAGTTGGTTCAAGAAGTGTTTCTTCTTGGTTCGACATTTATATGTACCAGGAAAAATAGGGTCGGGTTTTTTCGCACATTTCACCCGAAAAAAAAATCTCAGCCTATAGTACAAAAACAAACAATATGGCCGGTGGTCTCATGCAACTCGTCGCCTACGGCGCCCAAGATGTCTACTTGACTGGTAACCCAAAAGTCACTTTCTTCCAGGCTGTCTACAAACGCCACACTAACTTTGCGATGGAAAACATCGAACAAACTGTCAACGGTACTGCCGCGAACTCCGGTCGCGTCTCCGTCACGGTCGCCAGAAATGGTGATTTGATCGCGGACATGTATGTTGAATTGACCGCGAAGCAAGCCTTCGACAAGACTGAAGATGCGTGGGTCGCGGAATCCGCGATCTCCACTGTCGAATTGTCCATCGGTGGTCAAAGAATCGACAAGCACTACCAAAAGTGGTGGAGATTGTACGCGGAATTGTACATGGACGAAGCCAAGAAGTTGAACTACGGTAAGATGACTTCGGCGACTGTTAACGACGAAAAGGTTTACTTGCCATTGATCTTCTTCTTAACAGAAACCCAGGATTGGCCTTGCCATTGATTGCCTTGCAATACCACGAAGTCAGAATTGACTTTGACTTGTCCAGTGTCTACGACACTAACTTCGACTCGTTGAAGGTGTGGGGTAACTACATCTACCTTGACACTGAAGAGCGTAGACGATTTGCGCAAAAGGGTCACGAATACTTGATCGAACAAGTCCAACACACTGGTGCGGACTCTTTGGGTTCCCCCGATGCTACCAAGCAAATCAGATTGTCGTACAACCACCCAGTCAAGGAATTGGTCTGGTGTACCACCCAAGCCTCCGGTGTTACTGGTGACGCCAACCAAT